CATTTCCACCTGAGCCACTAAGTTCTTTAATACCAATCCCGTGATTTTCATTACTGTTATGTTCTACAAAAACTTGTGAGTAATCATTTACCCCTGCCGAAGCAGTATCTCCTAATATAGCAACACCACCATAAGTTGGGGTATCGGTTTTTGAATTTTTACCAACTAAAACTGCCCCCCCACTTGTAATACGCATTCTTTCTGCATTAGATGTATAAAATTCTAAAGATTGGTTAGATGGTTTAATTTTAATAATAGTATAATTTCCAGCTCCTGATGCCCTTGCTTGAAAACGCATATCTGATAAAGCATCTGTAGAACCTGATGTTTCCATATACATTCCAGTTCCATCTTTGCCTATTACAGTATTTGAAGTAGCATTTGTTATAGCTAATTTTAAATTTCCAGAACTGTCTATACGCATTCTTTCTGTATTCGCACCTGTACTAAATGTCATATAAGAATTTGCAGCAGTATCTGCATAATTAACTTTTATAGATGCTTTAATACCTTCATTTCCAGTATCAGGAGAATAAAAATCAATTCCACTTAATAACTCATCTACAGCAGCAGTTAAATCAGAACTTGATAATCTTATTCCAGATTCTCGTAAAGTAGCTATTTCTAATTTAGCACCAGGGTCATCAGTTCCTATTCCTACATTCCCCCCACGTGTAATACGCATTCTTTCTGTGTTCCCACCTGCATAAAATAATAAATCAGCAGAATTTAATGCTTTACCTTGTGAACCTATTGCTGCACCTGATGTAGATGTTCCAGAAGTAAATTGAATACGAGGGCCATCGTTTGCAGTTGTTCCTTCATTTTTTACTTTAAGCGTATCTACTACACCTGAACCATTTGTTGTAGAACCTACTACATCTAATTTAGTACTCGGAGAACGAGTCCCTATACCTACATTTCCGCCAAGTGGGTTTAACGAAATTGGTGTGCCATAGGTGTTAGATGGAACGTGTGCTTGAAGCCACATTTCATAAGGAGCAGCACTATTAGAGCCAATATCCAAAATAGGATTTGTACCACCAGCAGCAATTCTAACAACACCATTTATTGCTGCAGAACCAAAGGGTGTGGGACTTGAAGCAGTTCCCTGCACCTCTAACTTTAAAACAGGAGAACCTCCAACTCCTACATTTCCTGCAAAAGTTGCTGCTCCAGTATTAGTTATGTTTAACAAATTAGTTAATCCTCCATTTACTAAATTAAAAGCACCTGATGTCAATAGTCTTACATTATCTGTTCCTGCTTCTATTCCTAAAGTTTGTATTGATAAACCTCCACTACTTCTTTTAAACCTTAAATATTTTCCATTGTCTATATAAACCTCATTTTCAACAGTTACATTTCCTGCAAAAGTTGAGTTTGTGCTTGTAATTTGTAATTGTGTAGTTCCACTTGTTCTAAATAATAATTCATCTAAAGAATCAATAATTATATTTTCATTAGCAGAAGATTGAATTAATAAATTATCATTCGCATCATCCCCTATAAAATGACTATCTCCAAAAGTTATATTTCCTGCAAAAGTTGAGCTTGTACCACTTACTGTAATTCCTGTGCTTGTAGTTGCTAGTTTTTCTGAACCATCAAAAAATAATTTTACAAAAGCATTTGTTGCTGCACTTATAAAATTTTCATTAGTTCCATAAGATTGTATTGCAAAATCAGAATTAGCTTGTAAAATTAAACCACCTGTTCCTGAATCTATAATATAACTATTACTAGAATCGTGATATATTTGTAACCCATCACTAGCTGTTCCATAAATAGACTTTACATTATCATTGTGAATAGTATTGCCAGTCATTGTTCCCCCTGCAAGTGGTAAATAATCTCCAATAGGAATTGCTGAAGCTGCAGCATTTGCATAAGCTGTCGTGGCTACCTTTGTAGAATTGTTATTTGCTGATTGTGTTACAGCAGTAGTTAAAGTGTTTATTGTACCATTTAAATCTCCTAAAAAAGTAGGTGCAGTTACTGTTCCTGCTGCTAAAGTATTTCCACTTGTTGCGTTTACTGTAAACTTATTTGTATTGATTGCTAAATCTCCTGAGAAGGCAACATTACCTGAAGTTGCATTAGCTGTAAATTTATCTGTATTAACTGCAAAATTACTTCCGGAGTTTAAATTTGTTGTCGTGCTTAAACTTCCTGTAACTGTAATAGCTGCACCACTTTCGGCTATAATAGAATCTGCTATAACTCCTGTTGCTGACCATTTAGCAATATTACCTGGTGTTCCTGTTCCCTCAACATCTGTGTGATCAAGTTTTTCCCATACGTTTGTAGCACCTGCTATTACCCAATCTCCTACAGACCAAGTATTAATACCATTTAAACTTGTAGTACCACCTACGCTTACAACGTAATAATGACCTTGACTTATAAATGGACTATTGTCTATTGTGTATGATTCGCCTGTTAACATTATATCGGCATCTAATGAAAGAATAGTATCACTATCTACATTAGAAACCAATGCTGTTTGTCTGTCAACTTGATTTATTACTTTATCACCAACTGTAACTGTAGAGGTAAAACTTGCCGAACTATCTACAAGTTTATTTGCTGTTGTTGATGTGGTTGTTCCTGTTGTAGCTTCTCCACCACCAGAACTTAAAACTGGTGAGTTTGTAGTAGCGTTCCAAGCACCTTGAAATTGTAAGCCATTAGCTAAACCATTTATCTGTGATTGTAACTTACCAATACCATCTAAAATAGAATCAGTAGCTAATACTGTTGCTGATGCAGGTGTAGGCAAACCTGTTAAAACTTTACCTGTTACTGAATTATTGTCTAATGTAACTGCACCACTTACATTTAAAGTTCCATCAACACTTGAAATTGTACCAGTTGCTTGACCAGTCAAAGATAAATCTCTTGCTGTTTGCCATTTTGTTGCTGTATCTGCATTTCCTGTTAAATCCCCTGTAACATTTCCCTGTAAATTTCTATGTACAGTACTTGGTAAACTAAGAGTAATAGCTTGTCCACTACCTGCTGAATTAATTTGATTTGTAGTTCCAAGTACACTAAGTGTTTCTGTATTTAAAACTACAGCACCATTTCCAGAATCAGTAGTAAAATCTAAATCACTAGCATTATTTAAACCTTTTACATAAGCAGTTGTCGCTACTTTTGTAGAACTATCACTTGATGCTTGTGTTGTTGCAGTAACACCATTTGCAAGAACTGAAGTTGCAGTAACATTACCAGTTAAATCTCCATTAACATTACCAGTTACATTACCTTGTAAATCTCTATGTACTGTTGCAGGTAAAGATAAACTCAATCCTTGATTTGCAGCAGCAGTTACTATTTGATTAGTTGTTCCTGTAATTGCTAAAACTTGTGTGTTCAATGTAACATCACCAGTTCCACTATCACCAGAGAAATCTAAATCACTTGCAGCATCCAATGAATCAACATACGCTGTTGTCGCAACCTTAGTTGAATTATCACCTGCAGATTGAGTAGTAGCTGTAGTTGCAGTGTTTATAGTCCCGCTAAGGTCACCTGAGAAAGTAGCACCTGTAAAAGTTCCACTTATTGTAACACTATTAGGAAGTCCTATAGTTAAAGTTTGATTTGCACCACTTGTTACGATTTCATTAGTAGTTCCTAAAACACTAAAATTTTGTGAATCTAAATCAACAGCAGGACTACCTGTATTTGAATCTCCTAAAAAATCTAAATCCGAAGCTGTTACAACTGCATCTACATAAGTTTTTACAGCAGCACTTGTAGGAACTGTGGTATCATTATTAAAATTTGCTATTCCATTAGCTGCAGTTACAAATTGAGTAATAGTAACACCTGTACCTGTATCTTTTAAAGAACCCCACTCTAAAATAGCAGTAACTTTAAAATCTCCTGCGTTGTTTACATAAAGACCTGTATTGTTTCCAGAACCATCAGTTAGTTGTTTTAATGTTGCCGAGATTGCAGCATTATCAGTTGTCTTAATAAGACCTGGATAAGTTGCAGATATTTTAGTATTAAATAAAGTCGCCATAATTATTTTTTTCTATTTTGTTTTTTTAAAAATGCTTTTAATTTTTCTACATTTTTTTCTTTTGGTTTATATCTCATAATACCCAACCATTAAAAATTGCATCTTGGCTTGGGTCTATATCGTCATTTGAATTACTTAAATATTTTGGAAAAGTTGTGTTATTAAAATTCATATAATCAATAAATCTTCTTGTATAATATTCAGCATATTCTCTTGCCTTAGCAACTAAATAATCTAATTCTTCTTTAGATGCACTTTCACTATTTTCAGATGTATGTTTAAAAACACCTGAGTTTTTTATTTGATATGCAGCAAATGGAATATAGTCCACTTGTGCAAACCAAATTAGCATAGGTTGTATATAATCAACCATTAAATTATAATGATTAGGATTAGCATTTTCAGTTAAAGTTCCTGCTGTGATCATAGCTTCAAATTCCTCATATAAATCAGTACCTAAATAGTTTTGTATGTGTATAGTTTGCGCTATTTTAATAAAATAAATAAACTTATTAGTATCTACATTTCCATCAATTATGGAATTTCTAACTAAATCTGTTCTATTTATAAAAAGTGGTGTTGCCATAATTTTTTATTTTGGGTATGCTCCTCGTCCTTTTTGTTTATCAGTTGCTATTGCAGCTTTTTTACTTCCTCTTGGATTTCTTAAATAACTTTGAGGAATAGTTCTAACTTTTTTATAATTGTTTAAATTTTCTGATATTTCAGTATTACTTTCTAACCTATATAAAACCCTTACCCATTTATGCTGACAATATATTCCACCTTTTAATTCAAAAATATTATATTCTATATCTGGTCTATGTCTAAACCCTGCATTTACTTTTGGTGATCCTTTTCTTGGATAACTTGCTAAATCTATATCTTCAATTCTCCAAACTAAACCTTGACTACTTAAACTCATCATTTTTTCACAAAAAGGTCTTGATTGTCCACTTTTTGCCATACCACGAGCATATTTATATCTAATTTTATATAAACCATTTTTGCTGTCTATATCACTATAAGCAGAACCATCATTTTTACTTCCTACATTTGTTTGAGTTGCTTGTTTTAAACCAATTATTTCTCTAATTTTATTTAAAGTTGATTTTTTTTCTTTTATTAAATAATTTGCCCAATCTTCATTACTATATTCTGAACTTTCATCTAATTCATCTACAAAAACCCATTTATCTTCCATTTTAGTTCCACTTGTTGCTAAACTTCCTAAAACCACCTCAACATCTTCTTCAGATAATTCTGTGGTCATTTTTACACAATTATTTACAGTTTCACCTTTTGCATTTTTTTTAGTTCCTTTTTTTATATAACCATCCCAACAAGGACTTTTTAGCATTTCGTGATTTTTGCAAGGCATAAACCAAACTTCACCATTTACTTCGTGTTCGTGATAACCACCACAACCTTGTTCTTCGGCTACTTTTATGGCTTCTTCTTTAGTTTTATAGGCTCTTTTACCATCGATCATTTTTAAACTAAATTTCTCCATTTCAACTCCTGTTTCTTCTTCTATATCCTCTTTGTCTTGTATTGTTGGATCAATTTCAGTAAATTCTAATGGCTGTAAAGTAATAAAATATAGGTTTAAA